ACGGAGTACCGCTACACCCGCGCCGCCATCCGCGCTCTCGGGATGACCAGGGCTCTTGGCTATCACTCGCTGGTGCAGGGAGCCCATGATGGTGCGCTGATCGATGCCCTGAAAGCGCACGGAGTGCGCCTGATGCGCACAACCGGTGCCGGTCATGTGGAGCCATTTCGGGCGAGTCTGCAATCCGTTGTGCGGCAACGACAATTGGGCAATGGATTCAGCCTTGCTACTGCGCAGGGATGGGTCACCTCGGCGATGGCGCGCTCGCAGGATGTTTTCCTGATGTGCCACGTCCTTGCTGACACGGCCAGCAGCACGGTGACATGGGCGCAAACAGACTTCGCATCATTGCTTGACTACGCACTGGTAAACGGTATGCGGGTCGGCTCAGTGTCGCAGTGGGCAAACGCTCGCGGGTTTGCAGCGTAATCCCATCCCCTGCCGGTGAACATAGGAAACCATGTGGGTGACACCAAATGCCGATCACAGTAACGCCCGTCAAAACCTACGCGCAGATGCTCTCCACGCTGCGCAGCCGGTGCGGCCTGAACGCCACGCTGGGCAGCACGCCTGCGCTCAATGACATCCTGACCGAGGCACACGAATACTGCTATCAGCAGCTCGATGACGGCTATCCGGTGCACTCGACGATTGCACTGCTTGCCAACACCGCGACCTATCCATGGGTCAGCTCTGACGCAGTGCCGATTGCCCGAGGCAGCGTGCAAGAGGTCTGGATTGCGCAGGGCAGTGCAGATCGCTTGCCGCTGTCTCAGGGCATCACGCATGCAATGAGAGCCGATACCCTGATACGCTCGATTCCAGAGCGCTACGACACCAGCTATGACGGTGCCGATGATGCCGTGCTGACGCTGGAGGTGTGGCCCACGCCGGATCAGGCGTATACCTTGTACGTTGACCATGAGCGGGTGCTGACGCGCTTTTCCGAGGATGCCGACGTGCCCAGTGTGGACTATCGGCTGGTGTTGAGCTACGCAATTTCCATGGGCAAGGCGCACTACGGCAAGCCCGATGCCGAGGCGGCCGGGGCGGCGTTCAAGAACATGCTATCCAAGGCCAAGGTGGCGCAGAAGGAAAACCGCAGATTCATTCCCGACACGTCCTGCGAACCGGCACGGGCCTACGTTGTGCAGACCCCTGGCGGCTTCAAGCAGATTTGGAGGTAGGCATTGCCCAAGGTGACGTTCGATCGCTTTGACGGCGGCCTGCTGTTGGCGCGACCGTCCAGCACCGCGCCGGCAAACAGCCTGTCCAAGCTCATCAATATGGACGTGCAGCCGGGCGGCTGGTTGCGCTCGCGCGCCAAGTGGAAGCCTGCGCCGGGTGCGTTCTCGCTCGGACCGCAGTGGAAGGGCCTTGAGTCAAACACCGGATACCTGTGGACGTTTTCCTGCTGGAACGTGGCCAGCACCGGCAAGGTCTATGACGTGGTGAACGCGGAGACGGGCGACAAGCTGGTGTATGCGTTCCGCTCGACCGGTACCGGCGGCACCTTTGCCGATGCGGTCACGGCTCGGCTGATGGGCGTCACGCGTTGGGGCAACGGGTTCATGACGGTGCTGTCTCCAGACAACGGGGCCACCTGCTATCCAACACTGTTCACGGTCAACACCGGCACGCATACGGTGAGTGCAACCAACGTCGTGGATGCGAATTGCCCAAAGACCGGGCAGATGGTGACAGCGGCGGGGCGGGTGTTCCAGGTCTCCGACGACGGGCAGACGGTGCGCTTTTGCAAGGTGGCCGATCCGACCGACTGGACCACGGCAGGCAATGCCGGGTTTCTGCCTGTCGCTCAGTATTTCGCCAGCGGCCAGAAGGCGTATGCGCTGGGGCTGTACCAGAGTAAATTGGCAGTGTTCACCGACCAATCCATCCAGCTCTGGACGGTCGATCCTGATCCGACGGCAATGGCTCTGGATCGGGTAGTCGATGGCGTTGGCACGCGGCATCACAGTTCCATCGTGTCTCTGTACGGGGATCTCTTGTTCCTGTCCGAGTCCGGGGTTCGGTCGCTGACCACGCTATCAAACGCGCTATTTCCATCTGACGTTGACGTGGGTCTGCCGATCAAGCCGTTCACCAAGTCGCCGACATCCTTGACGCGCGCGAGCAATGGCGGTCTGGAGCCGTCGGTAAAGGCCATCGCTGCCGGGCCAATGTCGCAGTATTGGGTGAGCGCGCCAGGGCGCTGGTTCTCGGGATAGGCCATGTTCGCATCCGCATCGTTCGCGTCGCGCCCGTTTGCCTCTGGTGCGATCCCGTTCCGCCAGACAGAGATTGCATCGTCCGTCGGCGAGTTCGGATGGTCTGCATGGACCTACAGCGAAACCGCCAAGCTCAACGCCTGGGCGTGGCATGGCCTGGGCGTCACGCTCTCATCCAACGTCAACGCCTGGGCGCAACTGGGCAACAGCATGTACCTGCGGCGCGATTCCGATTCCGCCATTTACGTGATGGCGCAGGACGTGTTCTACGAGGCCAGCGACACCAACGCCGAGAGCCTGCAGGTGCATGCGGAAACACAGTGGCTGGACTTTGGCAAGCCTGGAACGCTCAAGGCTTTGACCGGGATCGACTTCGACGGCATGAACGTGCAGTCGGTGGAGGTGTATGTCGCAATCGATGGCAGCAGGTCGGGCGTGCTGGCCGACACCATTGAGGTCGGCAGTGCGCAAGGAGGCTGGACCTACAGCGGGGATGTGTTGCCGGTCGATGCATCTGGAACCGAGTTCAAGCTGCGGTTCATCTGCAATGCCAATCTGGAGGCGCAGATCAATCGCTTGACCATCTATTTTGACGATCTCGGGATCAACTGACCATGCAAGCCGTGTTCCTGACATCGCCGGAGTTGATCGCGCAGCATTGGTGGAGCGTGGCGCATTTGCTCGAGCCTGTTGTGTCTCAGGCGGCACGGGGCGAGTTCACGATTGAGGACCTGGCGCGGATGGTCGAAGGCGGTCTGGCGTTCGCTGCGATGGCGTGCGATGGGGATGCTCCAGTGCTGGCGCTGGTGTTCGAGTTTCGGCACTACCCGGCGCGAATGGTGATCAACATCATGGCCCTTGGCGGGCGCGATCTTGCGCGATCAGCAGTGATTTTTTGGCCGCAGTTCCTGGCCTGGGCCAGAGAATCCGGAGTGACTGAGATCGAGGCTTGCACATCGCCAGCAATGACACGCGCACTCAAGGGCCTGGGCTTTGCGCATACCTATGACGTAGTGAGGTGCCAGACATGATTGGGCGCGCTTGGAATGGATACTCTCCAGACGGCAGAAGGCTGCTGTACAAGGGCGGCGACGGCGGCGCCGAAGACCTGCGAGCGCAAGAGCGGGCACGGCAAGCCAAGGTGCAGGCTGCAGTCGATGCGATCAACGGAAAGTTCGGCATTGCACCGTCAAGCGTGACGGCCGTACCGGCTCCAACACGGGCACAGTTCACCACATCGGCTACGCCTGAGATTCCCACGCAGTGGGTTGGAGTTGGCCGGGAAGGCGGCTACTGGAAGCCTGCTGTGGCCGGCACGCCTGGCGGGTTCGACCAGGCCGGGTTTGATGCGGCAATGGGGGCCTTCACCGCCAAGCAGACCGATGTCACCTCAGCCAAGGCCGCACGCGATGCGATGTACGGCGACATTTCGGATGCGACCGAGCAGACGGCCATGCACGATCTGGACCGGCAATTCACGCAGGCAGGAAATCAGAACCTGTTCGGGTTGGCTCGTTCTGGATTGATCGGCGGCAGCGTCGATGCGGAGTCTGGCGGCGATCTGCAGCAGCGCTACGGCGAGGGCAAGATCAAGGCGCACCAGGCAGGGGTCGGTGCTGGTGCTGATCTGCGTTCGGTCGATGAGAAAACCCGTCAGAACCTGATCGGCCTTGCGCAATCGGGGATCGACACCGGCACTGCGGCAAGTCTCGCGGCGGGCCAGAGCGCAGCGGCTGCCGATGCTGCGAAGGCAAACGCAGCAGGCGCCAGTGTTGGGCGGCTGTTCGATGACCTGGGGCAGGCGTATCTGACAAACCGGGTGAACACGGCCCGATACCCGAACGGCCTACCGCAACAGTCCACCGGAAGCAGCTTCTTCGGAAATCTGTTCACCGGCAAGGGATACAGCGGCAAGGTGACGGCGTAAGGAGTGAGCCATGTTCGGAATTGATGACCTTG